GTTCACGGATCGCCGTTCGAACACATCGGAGAAAAGGGGCAGCAATAATGACAATAGACGACATCGAAGCTCTGATTTCAAAACACGGCAGCATTACGGCGCAGCCTTTGAAGGATCTGGTTGTGACGGTGGTGTTAGAAGCTATCGAAGCGGAACGTGAGGCGTGTGCCTTTATAATTGAAGACATGGACGTGCAGCACCCGAAGTACATCGCCGACGCCATCCGCAAGCGAGGTGACGCATGAAGATCATCCTGACCTGCGGACACGCGGTGCCGGCGCTGAGCGCGGGCTATCCAGTCATGACCAAAGCAGTGGATAAGTATGGCGAGAAAGCTGTTTCCCACCGTGTTGTGTGCGGTGACTGTCACAGCGTGTACCGGCAGCAGGGAGAGTTTTTTGAGACTGAAGACCACGCGCAGGAATGGTTGCTGAAAAAAGGTTGGTGAGAGCAGAGGCGCTTACACTAGTTCCTCTGTTACTTGCCTGCGCCGTGGCGATAGGGTTAACCGGGTTAACCTGAACCGCAACCTCATACTTCTATTGGGCGCGTTACTGGCTTGCACTTGCTTACAAAAAATATAAACTGCAAACCATACTCAACTTTAGTAAGCAAGAATCTCTGACTACAATGAATAAACAAGTGCTTGTAGAGGCTGTTAACTTCCTCATTCAGAGCGAGAGTTACGCCAGACTTATCAATGAAGTTACTGAGATTATCGAGCATTGGGATACACATCCTGTGGCGTATGCCGGCAACCTCGTTTGCCTCAACGAGCTGATCAACGTGGGGCTCGAAAGCAGGGATGCGTTCGAGAATCTGGTCAAGCTGATCGAGGACAAGCGCAGACTGATCCCGACCATGCGCAGAGCTGACTACCAACGGGATCTGATGCGCGAGCGTCGTGCACGGTTTGCCAAAGCACTGACACTTCACGAAGCCGCGCAGGGACCAATACTTACTTCGGCTGAGCGGCGCAGGGTCGAGGACGAGATCCGCAAGCGTTGGGCTGTAGCGCGGAAAGATTTTATCAATGCCCGAGGTAAGTTGCCGTGGAAAGCCCGCAACACTGCTGCCAACGAGTTTTGGGAGGGTATCGATCGGCAGCTGGATGCAGATTTGCGCACTATACGAAAACGCTAACTGCATCCCCTTGACAGTCCTTGTTAGCAAGTCTACCGTCACTCTTAGGAGGATCACATGCAGCAACTTGATCTATTCCCCAACGCACTCGACGTGCAGGTGGGAGGCTCTCATTACAAAAAGTTGAAGATTCAGCCGGCTCAGTACAATCACGCTAATGGTATTGGGTTCCTCGCTGGCAACGTCATCAAGTACGCGACACGGTACGCGGACAAAGGTGGGGCAGACGATATCCGCAAAGCGATCCACTACTGCCAACTGATTCTTGAGCTGGAGTACAACGAAAGTGGCTCGTAAGTTCGCATGGTCCTACACTGCGCTGAGCGATTTCGAGACCTGCCCGCGACGCTATTACCTGACCCGTGTTGCCAAAAAGGTTGTGGTGCCCCAGACCGAAGCCACCCTGTGGGGTAACGAGGTACACAAGGCGCTGGAGCTGCGGCTGACCGAGCGCAAAGCGCTGCCTGAAGGGATGCGTCAATGGGAGCCGCTGGTGGAGACCATCGCCAACAAAGGCGGCAAGGTCGAGGCGGAGACCAAGATGGCGCTTAACCGCAATCTGCGCCCCACAGGCTACTTCGACCAAGATGTTTGGGTGCGAGGCATCACCGACGTCACAGTCATCAAGGGGGACAAGGCGTTCATCGGCGATTGGAAAACCGGCAAACCAAAGCCGGAATCCAGTCAGCTCAAGCTGACCGCCGCCATGGTCATGGCGTTCAAGCCGTTCATCAATACGGTCGTCAACGCGTTTGTGTGGCTCAAAACCAACACCGTGACCAGCGAGACGTTCAAGCGCGAAGACATTCCGACGATCTGGCAGGAGTTCACCCCAAGGGTGCGGCGGATTGAGATCGCGCACGAGGAAGATAAGTTTCCGCCACGCCCGTCCGGCTTGTGCCGTCAGTGGTGCCCGGTCGGTCGCGAGCTGTGTGAGCACTGCGGTACGTGACTCCGGAGGGGAGAGTCAAAGCGCGCATCAAGGCGTATCTGAAGACGACTGACGCGTGGTGGTATATGCCTGTCCAAAACGGGATGGGCGTAATCGGTATCCCGGATTTCATTATGTGTTTTCAGGGACGGTTTGTCGGTATTGAGTGCAAGGCTCCGGGCAAGGAGCGCACTGTGACCGAGAACCAGAGGCGTCAACTGGACGGCATCGCTGCTGCACAAGGATGTGTAGCCGTCGTTACGGACGTTGAGCAGGTAAAAACTTTGTTGTCGGCATTGAGTAGAGCCTGACCGGGCGTATATTCGGTGCTCGATAGGCGCGGACTTTCATGTTTGCGCTGCACTGCTATTGGAGTAAGAAACATGCTTGTGCATACAGGCACGAAAAAGATTGTGCTGAACCTGCGAGATCCCGACAGGGTGACCACGGTAATCCCAACAGCAAAGAAGTTTATGTACAAAGGCCACGAGCTGGTGGCGGTGCCTCACAAGATTGAAGAGACCAAGATGCTGAGGAACCTCGGGTTCAACGCACCGGGTCCGATCAAGCACTACTACGAGTGGTCTGGCGAATACGCGCCGTTTGCAGCACAGCGCGAGACATCCGAGTTCCTGACGTTGCACTCCCGTGCGTTCTGCCTGAACGACATGGGGACCGGCAAGACATTGGCGACACTGTGGGCGTACGACTACCTGCGATCTCTGGGCGTCCTCCACAAGGCGCTGATCATCTCACCGCTATCCACGCTGGACCGTACGTGGGGCGACGAGATCTTCCGACATTTCCCCCACCTGAATTTCACCGTGCTGTATGGCACCAAAGAGCGGCGCGTCAAGCTGCTCAAAAGCGAAGCTGACATCTACCTGATCAACCACGATGGCATCAAGGTCATAGAGAAAGAGATTAACGAGAATCCGGACATCGACCTGATCGTGATTGATGAGATCGCCAGTTTCCGCAACGCTGGTACTGCTCGGTGGCGATCCCTCAAAAAGATCATCGCCAGCCGCTCGCGGGTGTGGGGATTGACTGGGACACCAACTCCGAATGCCCCAACGGATGCGTGGGCGCAGTGCCGGTTGATTTCGCCGGAGCGGGTGCCGGGTTACTTCGGACAGTGGAAGAACGCTGTCATGCGCCAGCTCAGCCAGTTCAAATGGGTTGCCAAAGAGTCAGCCACCGAACAGGTGCATGATGCGATGCAACCTGCCATTCGCTTCAGCCGGGATGATTGTGTGGACCTGCCTCCGTGCATCTGGCAGGAGCGACACGTACCGATGACGGCGGAGCAGAAAACAGCTTACACAGCCATGCTCGGCAAGCTCGCGATGGAGTATCAAGGCGACGCAGTGGTGGCGGCCAACGAAGCTGTAAAGATGCAGAAACTTCTTCAGATAGCCTGCGGCGTGGTCTATGGCGACGACAGGCAACACGTCTACCTACCAGCGATGCCACGGATCGAAGTGGTCCGTGAGGTCGTCGAGGAGGCTGGCACCAAAGTAATTGTGTTTGTCCCGTTCAAAGGTGTTCTGAGCTACGTGGCGACCAAATTGGCGGAAGACTTCACTGTCGAATCCATCAGCGGCGACACACCAAAGCACGAGCGGGACAGGATCTTTCACGCATTCCAGCAGCTCGCCGAGCCGAGAGTACTGGTAGCGCAGCCAGCTGCCATGAGCCATGGTTTGACTCTGACGGCAGCCAGCACAGTGGTCTGGTTTGCCCCAGTAACCAGCAATGAGATCTACGAGCAGGCGAACGCTCGCGTCACCCGCCCCGGTCAGAAGCACACACAGTTTGTGGTGAATGTCGAGGGATCGGACGTCGAGCGCAGGTTGTACGCCCGTTTGAGAGATAAGCAGAAGCTGCAAGGGCTTTTGCTGGACATGGTGCGCGGTGTTAGCTAGTTGACACGCGTTACCTGCTATACTAAAATTGTATTCACCAACTAACCAGAGGGTAGGTTATGGAGGAGCTTGTCAGCAAATACATTGAATTACGGGACGTCAAGGCTCAGCTCAAGTCAAAGTTTGATCAGAAGGTCAGCAAGATCGATGCGGTGCTAGACCGTATCGAGTCTGCAATTCTGGCAGAGTTTACTGAGAGCGGCGTGGAATCCTGCCGTACCAAAGCTGGGACTGCTTATAAGCAGGTTCGCTCGTCGGCAGGTGTGGCGGACTGGGAGCGTGTACTGCAATACATTCAGCAGCACGAACTGTGGCACATGCTTGAGCGCCGCGTAAACAAGTCGGCAGTAGAGCAGTTTAAGGAAGCCAACGGAGACCTGCCACCGGGGGTCAACTGGCGGGAAGAAGTGGTCATTAACGTACGGAGATCGTCATGAGCAACATCATTGCATTCGAGAGCGCAGAGGTACCGGCTCACCTGCGTGGGCTGGAACAAGTTAACAACGACCTGATCGGCGGCGTCACCAGCGGTGGGTTTCCGGTCATCAGCTACAAGGGCAAAGTCTGGCACATCATCGAGGGTGACAACAAGACGTTGATCACCAAGCCCGGTGAGGACGACCCCGCCAGCTCACTGGAGCTGATTATCCTGAAGGCGAACCCGAACCTATCGAAGGTCTACTACGCTGCCGGGTACGAAGAGGGCAGCTCTGCCAAGCCGAGCTGCTACTCCAACGACGGTAAGGGTCCGGCGGCAGATGCGCAGGCGCCGCAGTCCAAGAGCTGCGCCACGTGCCCGCATAACGCATGGGGCAGCCGCGTCAGCGAGAATGGCAGCAAGGGCAAAGCGTGCTCTGATAGCCGACGTCTTGCAGTATCTCCCGCTGGGGATATCGGTTACCCGATGCTGCTGCGGGTTCCGGCAGGTACGCTCAAGGAGCTGGCTGCTTACGCTGACATGCTGAACCGTCGTCGCGTGGGCTACTCCGCAGTCGTTACCAAGGTGGCGTTCGATCACACAGTCGCGCATCAGAAGTTCACCTTCAAGGCTGTGCGTTACATCACTGCAGAAGAAGCTCAGCAGGTCCGGGATATGGCGGACTCAAGCATGGTGCAGCAGATCGTCGGCCTTGCCCCTGTGGTTGCGCACGAGGAAGATCTTGGGGAGGCTCCTGCACACGTGGCCGCGCCCGTTGTCACACCTCCGCCTTCGGCGCCACGTAAGAAAGTCGCCTCGGTACAGGTTGAGGATGTCGAGCAGGCTGCTCCGGCACCCAAGGCTAAGAGTCGGTTTGTTAGTGAGCCAGTGGCTCCAACCCCAGCTCCCGCAGCGAAGAAGGTTGACCACGCGGCGTTGGTAGAAGATGCTAACGCATCGCTTGAAGACGTCCTGAGTGCTCTGGACGACTGAACCCTTGGCAAAGCGGAAAGACGCTTGACTGCCCGGACAGACGGGCACCTAACTCGGGAGAACACCATGCCAAGCAAAGATCGCGACTGGAAGCGTGAGTACCAACTCCAGAAGAAGCGGGGTGAAGACAAAGACCAACTTCTTCGTCAGAAAGCGCGCGGTCTTTACGATAAGATAGGTGTAGATCGCAAAGGCAAGGATATCGATCACAAGAAGCCTCTTTCAAAAGGTGGCAGCAACGATCGGGACAACCTACGTCTCACCTCCCGTAAAGCGAACAGATCGTTCGCACGAAATTCGGACGGGTCGATAAAAAAATGACTGACAGCCACCCATTCATCCTTGCTCGTGAGGCTAGACTCACACCAAACGACTTTGCGAAGATGCTGAAAGTCAGCAGGGTGACCGCATCTTGCTGGTTCAATAACCGCTGCAACCCGCACCACCTGTTGAGACACAGGGTGGATAGAGTCATGGCGGCAATACAAGCCGCCATGGATGCAGGGGACTTTCCTGTCCCGTACGAAATCCCGCGACGTGAGCGGTTCCTGTACGTATCGCGGGTAATCACCAAGCATCTACCTGCTGATAACAAGAACGACGAAGCGTTATCTGCCTGACTCTAGTCAGGCTGTCCGCATCGCTCTAACATAAATTTCTACAGCTCTCGGGGTGAGCGTGGAAACAGCAGACTTTTTGTCCCTTGTGCTTGCTCGCGAGGGTGTGAGATGTGTCGCCGCCGTTCTGCCAGACGGCAAGATGCGGCATATGTTCTTTCATACTAACGACGAAGCCGCACACGCTATCAAGCAGCTGGATGCGCGCGGTCTGTCGGTGTACTTCGCCTGCGCCACGTTTATAAAACAAGGGTCGCGTGCAGGGGCGAATGCGCTGGCGGCGCGCTCGTTTTGGCTCGACATCGATTGCGGTGCCGGCAAACCATATGCGTCTGCAAAAGAAGGGGTGCGAGCGCTCTCTGCATTTTGCACGACGGTGGCGTTGCCATTGCCGACGATCATCAGCAGCGGCAACGGTATACATGCGTACTGGACGCTGACTGCCGACGTCGAGCCGTCGCTGTGGCGCAAGATTGCGCAACACCTGCGAATGGCTGCTCAGATTGAGCAGTTTGAGGTTGATAACGCGAGAACCACCGACATTGCGTCGATTCTGCGCCCCGTGGGATCCCACAACCGCAAGGGTGAGCCGAAGCCGGTTCGTCAGGTCAACGTCGCAGAGGATATTGAGTTATCGGTTTTTGCATACACACTTCAGCAACATCTTTCGGCTGCAGGTGTGTCTGAGGAGGCCGCGCCGACTGATCTCAACTCAGACCTGAGTGCTGGTCAGGAGTACCCGCCAGCGTTTGCTGAGCGAATAGCAAACGGCTGCGGCGTCATGGCAATGATGCGGGACTCACAAGGCAACCTCGATCAGCCAACGTGGTACGCCATGCTGGGTGTGCTGGCATTCTGTGAAGACGGTGAGGAGCTGGCTCACGAGTGGTCAGCAGGGCACCCGCAGTACACCGCAGAGGAGACCTCTACCAAGCTCGCCCAAGCGAGTAAGTTCCGCCCAACGACTTGCCAAAAGATTGCGACCTGCCAGTCAGCCGTGTGCTCTGGCTGTCGGCACGCAGGCAACATCAAAAGCCCCATCGTGCTGGGGTTCGAAACCCAGCCCGTCCCTGTGCAAACATCTACTGAAGACGAAGAGCAACTGCTTGAGCTACCTGATGGGTATCGGTGGGCACCGCTGCGACAAGGGCAGGAGCCGTCGCTGCAATACTCCTTGCTCGATGCGGACGGCAACACAGTCTGGTTTCCGTTCTGCCACGCGCTGTTCTACCCGATCGCGCGTATCCGTACCCCTGAAGGAATGGTTATGGAGATCGAAATGGAGGTCCGTAACGGGCAGAAGAAGCAGTTCACCATCCCCTGCAGCACCATCGCCCGCGGTGGGGCAGACCTTGCATATGAGCTTGGGAAGCATGAAATCGTCG